TGAGTAATGTCTTCGTTGAAACGAATCATACCTGCCAGTGAAGTAGCTGGTCTATCATTGTTACCACCAACTGGTATTACTAATCCTGGATTAAGAATTGTAGTGTTATCAGAATCTACAGTTAATGATAGATTACCATCAGTGTAGAAGTATAAAGTATTTTCATTAGATCCTGAACTTAGTTCAGGTATAATGTAAGTATTGCCATCTACATCTCGTACACCGCCTAACGAACTCCAATTGCCGCCGTTATAACCTTCAAACTGAGTTGTTTCAGTGTTGAATCTAATGCTACCTGCTAGTGCAGATCCAGGGCGTTCGCTAGAATCGCCTGTAGGGATTTGTAATCCCGGAGCGTAGAATATATTATAATTTTTATCAAACGCAGCAGTTAAAAATCCGTCAGTATAATGGTATAGTGTGTTTTCATTAGATCCAGAACTTAACTCTGGTATAATGTAGGTATTACCATCTACATCTCGTACTCCGCCTAATGAGCTCCAGGCTGTACCATTGTACCCTTCAAACTGAGTAGTATCAGTGTTAAATCTAATCTGGCCTTGATCACCTGCTGGGCGTACTGTAGCATCACCTGTTGGAATTTTAAGTGCTTGGTCTGAATCAATTATTACAGTACCAGTGCCGCTAGGAGTTAGAATTAAATCAGTATTTGTGCCAGTAGTTGAAATAGTATTATCATCAATACTAAAGTCTGCTACTGTAAGATGTTGTATATTAAAAGTAAACCCGTCTTTTGTAAGAGTTATTACTTCAACATCGCCTAGCGTACTACCAGGAATTGCGCCGGCAATACCAAGGAACATTCTAATAATGTCTTCGTTGTTGCCGCCAGTTTCAAAAGTAATGCGGGTATCGCCGTTAGCATCAGATGCTCCGCCTCCGCCGCCACCACTTAATGAAACAAATAGTGTACCGTTCCAGTATTCTAAATTACCAGTATCTGTATTAAAACGGATATAACCAAATTCGCCTGCAATAGGTCGCTCTGCGGTTGTACCCGATGGAATTCTTAGGGCTTTTGTGCCCGCCATATAAACAACACCGCCGCCGTCAGCATCTAATATTAGATCTTTATTGCCCTGCGTTGTTGTAATTGTTTGATCATCAATGCTGATGTAGCCCGTAGCGATGCTAACAGCAGATAATAAAGTATTATCCCAGCTGCCGCCACCGTTGTCTATTTCTAAGGAATCTGTTAAAAAATTAGTACCATGTATGGTACCGTTTACATCTAATGTGTAAAGAGGATTGTCATTCTTAATGCCAACCTTGTGCGCGGCAGGATCTGGATCAGCTACCCTAAGATATAGAAGGTCGTCCTCAAAGGCTAAATCAACTCCGTCACGAAGCAGATTACTCTTTAAGAGCGGACCCGAAATTCGACCAAGTGCCATTCGCTCTCCTCTTTACCCCGTGTTGCACGGTTAACCACCTTCTCATCCCTTGCGGGCTCTTTGCGGGTTTACCACAGTCGGACCATACGGGAAATTGGTCGTTTCCCGTAATCGTAAGTATTTATCGGTTTTGGTTAATAGAGGGTTTTTAGCTTACTGATCGAAGCCGTGAAGTGCTATAATTGGTTTGTTATAGACTGAGGCGCTGGTAAAGTTAACATAGTAGCCAGCTGGGTATGTGAAAGTTATTACTGTACCGGAGTTGATAGTAACTTGTAATGGTGTGTCAACTGTAAAAGTTTGGGCAATTGGATTTACTGATAGGATTGTAGTTCCTACAGAAAATGCGCCGCTTGCATCTACAGTCTGCCCTGCAACAATATTTGCTACATCAGGCACTGAGATTACAGTATCACCGATGTTGTTTGTCACAGTTGTTGTTTTAGTAGCTGTTGGGTTTTGGCTGATAGTGTAGTTTGTTCCAAATAGTTGGTAGACATTCTCTACATATACCATAATGTTTTGCCCGCCCCAAGTTGCACCACTAGCAACAATGCTAGGTGGTGTTGGGCTTAGTGGGCCGTAGTAGTTACTAATGCCGTCTCCAGTTCCTAAGTTTTGTTGAGTGATGTTAGATGATTCTTTAAATCGCAAACTTCTCCAACTGCTACCTTGATAAACTTGAACTTCGTCAAGGTCAACATTATAACGCATCATTCCATTTACAGGACTTGCAGGTAGTTGAGCATTAGTGCCAGAAGGTAACACCATACTTCCAGAATTACTTGGATTTATGTAAACATTGGCATCGCTAACATCTGAATAAACAGTTGTTGATTTAAGCTGTCTGCGATTAATAGTTTGTCTTTTTAAGAATCTCATCTTATTATACCGGTAATGTGCTGATTACTACGCTAACGCCAGTTCCTGTATAGGCAACACTTGCTATACCGCATAGTACATCGTTATTACCTAACACTAGTTTTTCTTGATCTAAACTTAAAGTTTCGCCTGCTGGCAATGTTAAATTGCTAACAATAGTACACTCTGGATTTACATAAGCACTTTTTCCGTTTGGTACAGCGTACAATGAAAGATTAATAGAACTTCCGCTGTTATTGCAAGCGATAATACTAGTAATAGCGTTGTTACCACTGCTAGTGTAGATAGTTGTTCCGTTTGGGGTTCCGCCGCTTACTGCAGTTTCTGTGATCCCTGTTGCTGTTAATGCCATGTTCTGTCCTTAAAATAATATACTAAAGAGTAGTGCTCGGTTTCTCGAAACTAGTTCATCTGAAACTGTACTGTTTACAACATAAACACCAGTGTCGCCGCCAGCTACTCCACTAGTTGATGCATATAATTTAGTTGCGCCACTCACGGCAACTGGTGTCGCTTGGTTAACTAAATTTAAAACGCCATTAATTTCAATATTACCGTTGGCGCTAGCAATAATTTTTAAGTTATCTGTTAGCGAGTTATTTGTAATACTACTTCCGTAAGTTTGGTTAAATCTTAAATTACCAAACTCTGTGTAACCTGTTCTAAATGCTGCTTTTAAAATGTTGTTAATACGCACTTCAACTCTACTAGATGTTGCACCTGCGTCAAAGTCAAACGCTTTAACGCTAGTGTCATCCGAGTAAATCGTGTCAATACCCGTAGCGCCGCCAGTTAGATAGTCCTTAACCCATTTAATGTTAGGTATATGATCGTCATCACTAATGTTGTCTTCGTAATTGCCAGACGCATTAACAACAATCAGTGCGCTTGTGCTGTTTGCTAGGTCAAATGCTAAGTTACTACCACCAGTTGTAATGCTGTTAGTCTTTAAACCAACTAGATCATTAGTGTCTAATGTTAATGTAAAAGTACCGTACTCATCTAAGCCACTATCTGGGTTAAAGTGAGTTACGGTTTCATCATAAAAGAATCTTGCAAACGGCATGGCAGGACTGTTAGTATCGTGTGCTACGGTGTAGCCTCTGTTAATTTCAATACCAGAGAAGTTAAACGATACTCCAGTGCCTGTGTCGCCTTGATTTAGAGTAATAACTGGGTCAGTGATTGTTGTAACAGTAGACTCAATTGTAGTATATGTACCTAGTACATCTAAGTTGCCAGTAATTACAACCGTGCCAGCATTATCACCGGTGTCTAGGCGGATCTCTCCGCCAGACTGTACCTTTAGTTTATAATGCTGATCGCCTACATGAACAATTTTTGACATCGTCTATTCCTAAATATTACCAGCCTTCGCCTTGTGGGTTGTACTTGAATGAAAAATCTGTACTGCCAAATTGCTGTCCGCTATTTGATCCTACTGCATAGAACTGTGATTGGCAACCACCAGTGTGTTCGCTAAACCATATTCTAATAGGATACCATTTACCAGCATCTAGAGTAACACTTATAATAGGATCGATTCTGTTGCCGTGTCCAGCAAGAACACAGTTTGTATTATCGTATCCAGTCTTAGCAGCTCCGCCAATCCATATGGCCATATGGTCATCGGATTTGCCGTAGAAGTTATAAGTTTGTGTATACGGTGCTTTGATCCAACCTTTTGATTCTAAGCTAAAGAGGCTTCCACCTAAACCGTCTTGGTCTATTTGATAACCAAATCCACCAAAGGTGTCAAATACTTCTGATCCCGCAATAACATTCGCGCTGTTATCGATAAACCAAGTGTAGTTCCAAGTGTTAGCTGCTGAACTTGCTGTATTAGTAAAGTTACCAGTATACTTGTTGCGGCGGAGACCGAGACCGTAACCCGAAGCTACGGCATCTAAAATACTATCTGATGGTTCGCCTGGTGAACCAACATCAGTGTAACCGGGTAAGCCTAAAGATCCGGTACTTGTTAATGTACCAGAGCCAGGTACTGGGTAATCTGTTAACAAGTTAAATGGAGGAGCATCATCACCTTCTAAATCTGTATTATCAGTTAGTTGGTCGTCTGTACCAGCTTCTTCAATCTGTACATAACCATCGCTTGTACTTGTATCAAATGTCCAGTGCTCTTGATGATCATTTACTGTTGCTAAATGTGCTGTAATTTTTGTAATCTGTTGAGCATCACCGTTGTCATACTTAACGGTGATGGACATTTCTCCAGGACCTAAATCTGCACTAGCTTTGTCTTTCAAATAGCACATACGAGTATTGCCATCTGCGTCTTTACAAAGGAAACGCTTAGATCCTGTTTGTCTTACAATATATCCTTTGACACTTTCAGTACCATTATAAAATTGTACCTTAATATTGTCTGAGCCGTTGGCTCCAAATAATCGTTTGTTTAATGGGCGTCCCATAATCTATCCTTATGCGTTTTCAATTTGTACAATAGAACCGCTCGGTGCTTCAAATGTCCATTGCACTGATTGGCCATCTAGGGCGCCATCGCCTGTCTTTGTTGCTAGTGTTGCCTTGTGGCCAGTTAACTTAGTAACATAGTAAGTTGCGCCGGAACCTGATGTAGCAACAATCATTGCTTTGCCTTCATTGGGTGTTGAATCACCGCTTTCTAATTCAACAATGCCAGTACCGCCGTTAGCTAATTTTACTTTATAACGACGAGTTGACACTTGACGAATAATATCGCCAATCTCTACACCTTCGCCCAGATTAGCACGGATAACAATCGCATTTTCTTGGTTGGTTGAAGAACCAACTGAGCCGCTGTCTGTTGTTAATACTAAAGTACCTGCTGGGGCTGTACCTGTGGCGCCGTTTGCAGTTGTAACTGTGAATGTTTCTGCGCCAGTGTAACCTGATCCTTTTTCACCAATAACTGTGTTAACAATTTTAAGTTGAATGTCAACGGTAAATGTACTAACACCGGTATGGCCTTGACCTGTTCTTAGTGTAAGACTAACAGTTTGTAAGTCTGTTAACAATGTAGTTGTGCTACCAGGAGCTGTTACTGTGAATAAAGCGTTTGCTCCAGATAAACTGCCAACAGTAACTATTAATCCAGGAATAGGAGCATATTCATATGTTTCTCCAGAAATTAGTCCAGTCTTACCTGCGCCAGTTGTAACTGCGGCTGCACCAAAGTAGTTTGTCCAAGTTGCTTGTACGCCACCTGGTAGTGTCGGTGATGGTAATTGTAAACCTGCTAACGGAGCGGCTGCGCCACCTGCTGTTGCCAACCATGAACCGTAGTTAGACCAGTTAATGCTAGCGATACCTTCACCGCCAATGCGGTCATCGCTGTAGTTTTGATTGTTTGAATTGTTTCCACCAATCTGGTCACCGCCAGTGCCAATGTTGCGGTTACCGAAATATTTTTTGTTTAGAGGGCGTCCCATTTTGTTTTCTCCTTAAGAAAGATGGCGTTCTAGGCCATACGCGGTTGGATTTCCGCATAAAACTTACCCTGTGTAAGTCGTACAAAGTATTTATCCGGAGTATACAGTTAAGGTCAATTGGTCCATGTATACCAGGTCATTGTGCGGATACTGATCGTTAGATTGGAAACTAATGACAACCCCGAATGTTTCATTGTTAACAACTTCTGCTGATAATGTTGCATCCCAAGTGTTAGCGTCAGAACCGTATGTCTGTAGATTCTCTGCAACCCTATCTAAGATTGCTTGATTCTTACCAATTAGTTCGCCGTTAAAACACAGTTGAATAATGTAATCTTGTATACGGGCCACTCGTTTAGTTTTAATTGACAATTCTATACCTGTAATTTCGCCTGTAACATTAAAGTTAAATCCTGTTGCCCATAGTTGTTTAGTTGCGTTACGATATAGAATACCGTTAGTACCAGAAATAGTACGCAATGTATCTTTAGTTTGAGCATAGCTGTCAATACTGATTACATTTTCACTGTGTAACCATTCTACTGGATTTAATCCCGCGGTAGGAGTTTCCCCATCTTGTTGGGTAATAATGCTTGGATGCTGTTGTATAGTAGTCATACGATATTTATTGAATAAAAAAGGCCCCGAAGGGCCTTTTATAGTTGTAATCCGGGTTAGTGGATTAGCTGAACTTAACGTTACCGTCGTTGATACCAACTAGACCTAAGTAGTCAGCAGCGTTACCTAGAGATGACGCTGTGTTTGACAACTCAACATATCCATAACGAGTCATAAATGATACGACTGGTTCGAATGTGCTTGGATCTAAAACAACACCGCTTGACATCAATGGGATGTATGGGCAGTAGAATGCTGGAGCATCGCTTTCGCTTGCGCCTTTGTATCCAACTAGGATAGATGTGCTATCGTTAGCATAGCTGTTTACATAAATCTTCATTGCATTGTTCAATGTACCAACGAACTTAGTGTTTGTTGGAGCTTCGAAAGTTCCTTCAGTTGTACGAGCAAATGCTGATGTAGTAGCAGATTGTAGAATTGTTAACGCAAATGGGCTAACAACTGCGTAGTTACCTGCACCACGACGAGTACGCTGAGCGATCAAGTTAGCAACACGGTTGATCTGAACAGCTAAAGCAGCGTGTTCGTCACCAACGAATGTAGCTGTACCAGAAACAGCAGCTTGGTTGTAAGTTTCAGTAGCAGAACCTGCTAAAGAAATTAGAGAACCAATAACTTCCTGGTCGATTTCAGCTGTGATTTCTTGTGCTAGAGCAGCCATGATCTCTGCTTCAACATCGATACCTTGTTGAGCTTGAGCATCTTGAGCAGCTTCAAATGTCCATCTTGCGCTTAACTTACGAGTTTTAGCTTCGACAGTTTGCTTCAAGATTTGAATGGACATACGCTTACCAGCGGCACCTTCTAAAGTTGCTGTAGAAGCAGCTTTAGCAACGGAGTCGTTGTTATTACCAGAATATGCACTAGCAATCTTGAATGGGCTTAATGCCTCTTCACCTGCTACTACACCATCTGCAGAGTCAGCGTAACGAACTCTTAGTGTGTGGATTTGACCCACAGGGCCAGTCATTGGTTGTACACCAACCAACTCGTTAGCGATAACGGTTGGCATAACACGACGGATCACTGGAAGGATCACGCGGTTTAAAGTTGCAACGTTGCCAGCAGAAGTAGCACCAGCAGTTGGGGATTCCATCAAATACTTACGAGTATTCTCAAGTGTTACGCCCATTACTGATTTTTTAGTGCCTTGAAGGCCTTCTAAAAGAGCTTCCTTAGTTTCTGCCCAACGGCCATTTAGTAGTTCTGACATTTAAATTTCTCCTTAAATTTTTAGTCCAGCAAGTCGACGAATATCAACGATGTTTGACTCGTCCTCGCTGCTACGATTGCTGTTGGAAATTTGTTTATTTCCGGTAATTTCTTTTGCCTCTACAAGTGCCTGTTTCTTCTGCGGAGCTTTACCAGCTATTACGGCTGGGAGATACTTGTCAAAACTTTCTTGAAGTTTTGTCGTTTTCACGCTCTCCATTAATTCACCCATGATTGATTTTTGCTCATTGTTTAGAGGAGCTAATAATTCATTCATGATGTCTTTTCTTTCTTGTGACTCTTTAAGAGCCGCAATTTCTGCTTGTTTACTTTCTAATACTTGCTCAGCTTGTACAACGGCTTGTGCAGCCTCTTGAATAGCTAGGTCTTTTAGGTCTATGACTTTGAGTAATTTTGCAGTTTCTGATTTTTCGTTTAAGTAGCTTGTGCTATATTCAGAAGCAAATGCTTCGAATAGCTTACGACCGAAATCGTTACGACGAGCGGCATCGATGTCTTCTTTCAATGAGTGTAGTTCAGAGCGTAACCCTTCACTAACGATTGCTTCGACTTTCTCTGCTGCACGAACGACAAACTGTTCTTTGATCTTCTTAAGTTGTTCGCGGCCTTCACGAACTAAGCGAACTTTGGTTTCAGCCAAATCTTGCTTGTCTTTGAAGAACTCTGTAATTTCTTGAGCTAAGGCTTCGACTACGAATTGCTCTAACTTACCAAATTTCTCAGCTACTAACTGTTGATCTTCATGCAACTCTTTAACTTCAGCAGATAGTTGGCGTGTTACGAATTCCTTCATAACTGCGCTATCAGCTTGCATTTTCTGAGCATACTTGACTTTCATTTCAGATAGTGACTTGCGATCTTCAGCAAACTCAACAAGTTCAGCAGATAATCGATCTGTTAACATAGCGTCAACAGCTTCAATCATTGTGTTCTTATCGTGTTCGTATTTTTGAGCAAATTCTTCTCGAAGTTGTTGAGTAACTTGTTCGCGGTTCTCGTTAATACGAGCTTCCCAAGCTGCCTCAATAGACTCCTTGATCTCTTCAGAAACCACATTGTTTTCAAATAACTGTTTTAGTGCATCCAACATGTGATTCTCCTTATTATTGGAGTTTGTTTATTATTGCTAATAAACTCTCTTTGAGATATTTCTGTGCTTTAGGATCACCCTTCACCTCTTGCGCTATACGCAAGGCATTAAGTCCACCGCGACTATTCATCAAGTGTTCATAAATTGGTGTAGGATACGCTCCTGGTGCACTGGGTTGAGCTACCATATCTACTGTGATAATCTCAAAATCCGATACTTCACCGGAGCCGTCATCTCTGACATTTCCGGATCCGCGTGAACTAACACCTAACTTCACTCCGCTTTCCAGCATAGTGCGAATTAGTTGTCCCATAGGGGTTGGTAAAATTTTAAGTTTACCGTAACCATTAGGACCGTCCATCCACATGTTTGTGATCATGTGTGATACACGGTCCAGGTTAATTTTTAGATCATCTGGATGATCCACTTCTCCGAGAACTGAATAACCGTTTTGAATCTGATCGTTAAGGGTCTTAACAGCCTTGCTAATCTCACTCACAGGGTAAACACGCTGGTTAGCGTTTCTGATACCGCCCTGGATGCAAATCCCGGACATGTACAAGTTTTTCCCATCTTTGTCATCAGATTCAACGATCATTTGTGCTTCGTTGAAACTGAGATTCTCTCGGAGGTATAAAGACATAGTTTTAATAGTCTCTGTTTAAATTACTTACCACCAACAATGCTACGCTTGTTGTCAGCATGTTCGCCAGTGCCTTTCTTTTCAGCGCCGTGGCCTTTGCCAACTGAGCTTAATTTTGTTGCACTTTTTGCGCCTGGTACATTAACATTACCGCTGTTTAGGTCCTTTGTTGAAGGATCAGCTAAACCGCCTTTTGTACCTTCGCCTTTAGCAACGCCGCCTTTTACCATATTAGCGGTTGTGCCGCCCATATCGTTCTTGCCAGCTACGATAGACTTAGTGTTTACACCGTTGTCACCATGCTTTGGAGGGCTAACTTTGTTAACATATTCGAATACTGGCATTTCGTCGCCTTCTTCGTCGAATTCCATATCAGCGCCGCCCATGTCGTCGCCCATGTCATCCATTCCGCCCATGTCGTCGCCGCCGAACTCGTCACCGTGTTCTTCGCCTTCTTCACCGGCCATTAATTCTTCAAATTCTGCTTTTAATTCTTCTAGTGCATCTTCTAGGTCTAGAACGCGATCTTCTAATTCTTCTTCGCTATCGCCTTCACCTTCTTCGTCGCCGCCGAAGTCCATTTCGCCTTCTTCGTCGTCTGCACCTTCTTCTTCCTCTTCAGATTCTTCTGGAAGTGGAACATCTCCGTCTGGAGTTTCTGCTGCTAGTTCGTCGAT